GCAACAGTAATAGTAATACTAGTGGCAATAGTAATAACAATGGGAGCTCTACAACTAGCTCAGGAAACACGTCGACTGGTCAAGGTGGGGGTAACTCCAATTCTACAGGTTCTACAGGCGGTGGGTCAGGGAATAATAATAACACTGGCACTGGCGGGAGCGGTAACGGTAGCTCAACTACAACTAGTAGCCAACCAACTCAAACATCTAATACAACAACTTCGAGTACAAATTCTCAAACTGGGGAAAAAAGTGAAGTAGCAGCTACAACTACAATGAATGTAGATGCTCATAATGGCGACAGTGGAGGTGGTGATAATTCATCATCTGGGGGTGGAGGAAGTAAAGGTGGAGGAAAAGGAGGTGGTAAAAATGGTGGGGCTAAAGTTAACCCAGTTTTAGTATCATCTGACTTAACTAATGCTCAAAACTTAGATAAAACATTCACTCCAATACTTAACTTAGGTATGTCTAAATCATCAATGACAGGGATGAATAGTTGGGGTACTACAGCTATGATATGGTTTAATTTTAAACAATTTGCCTTATCAAGTAAATACACAATGATACACTTTAGTAAAAGTGGTAAGTTAAAATGGGTTCATAATTTAAATTTAACTGGAGTATATTCATATGGTAATGTACTTGGATTTATTGGTTATAGTGGTATTTTAAACGCTGGTAAATATGGTGTAACTGGATTTAATATTAGTGTAGCTGGTACATTAGTAGCTGAAGATAAAAATACATTTTTCAGTCCATCAATAACAGCATTTTATACTAAACCATTTATCGCTAGTAAACGTTTAACTATATCTCCTGAGTTATATGTTATATCAACTCCATTAATATATTCATCTAAGGAAAAAGTAACAACAACAGATAGAACATTTAGTGGGTTTGTTGGCAGTGGATTTGATTATCAGTTAACAAAACGTTTTAAATTTAATTTTAATTATAAAGCAAATTTGTCTACTAATCCTTCTTTTCCTATATTATCGTTTTTCTTAATTGGAAGCAAAGTTAACCTATGAGACTATTACTTATCATATTATTATTTCCTTTCATAACATTTGGACAGTCAATCACTGCTCCACCAGGTAGAACTTACCAAGTAAGTGTTAGTGGACAGGATGCTAGTGGATTTGTAATTAGTGGATTTGGAACTGAAACACTACTAACATCGATTAGTTTAGTTAATCCACCATCAGGTACAACATTTAATATAACCACAACAACAGGTCTAACAGCCGCAAGCGGATTTACTTTAACTGGAAATAAAACTCGTTTAGTATTTACAGGAACTATTACTAATGTTAATAATGCGTTATCATCTTTAAAAGTTAACACTGGTTCAATACTTGGAAATGTTCAGATATCAGTAGCCACAACTGTAAACCCAGCAGGATTTTTCTATAATGGTGTAAATGGACACTTTTATAGACCAATATCTGCTGGTAACACATACACTGGTGCACGAGCAGCATCCTTGGCAACAACATTCAAAGGTCAGCAAGGATATTTAGTAACAATCACTTCAGCAGATGAAGATGCTTTTATTTTTAATAATGTACCACAAACTAATATATGGTTTGCATTAACGGATGAAGTATCTGAAGGTATGTGGAGGATTGATGCTGGACCTGAAGCTGGAACTTTAATCAAAACATCAAACGGACAATTTACAGGAAATATAGCTGGACAATACAATAACTGGGCGCCTGGTGAACCAAACAATAGTGGTAATGAAGACTACGCAGTAACAAAATGGAATGGTTCTCAATGGAACGACTTACCAAATAATTTTAGTTGTGCTTATGTAATTGAATATGGAACATGGACTAATCCAGCTGATGCTACATTTACTGATTTCTATACAGCTAACACTATTAACACAGTAGCAATTACAAATACATTAACAGGTACAGTTACTATACCAGCTGGATTAACATCAAGACCATTACTTACACTTTATAGAGTGGTAAATGGAGTTGATCAACTTGTAGATTATAAAACAGTAGCTACAAATGGTACTTATACTTTCACATTACCAAATCAAAATTCAACTTATAAATTAGTACCATCATTAACAATACAAGGCATAACATCAGCTGATTTTACTTTAGTATGGGGTGAAGCACAAAACATAAACACACCTAATAATCTAGCACCTGGTTTAGTAATGACAGGAACTAAGCAGTGGAAAGCAGCTGATGTGAATAAAAATGGAATGTTAGATTTAGGCGATGCTTTTTTAATAGCAACTCATTTAACAGGGTATTTACCTATTACTCAAACATTATGGTTTAATGCTACTAATTATGATTTAATAACCAAATCTAATTTTAGTACAATCAACCCAGTAATATCATTTATAATAAATGTTACCACATCAGATGTTACTCAAAATATCAAATACTGTATATTAGGAGATGTAAATCTTTCTCATTCATCAAATTAGGCGACCCAAGTCCTTTTACTTATATTTAATCTATGAAAGAATATAAGAAACTATCATTACCAAAAGACAGCGCATGGGGAAGAAAAACATGGCGTAGTTATGTTCATTGGAGAATAAAATATTTTCTTGATGGTATTCATAACATTGTAAGATGGATACCAACAATATATCATGATCGCGATTGGGATGATTATTATATTACTAAAATACTTCAAAAGAAAATTGAGTATCAACGAGAGTATTTAGTTAAAGCAAATCGTCACACACGTGTAGATGAAGATAATTATTGGATGACAGTTGTACTCAATTTAATTGAGCGTGAACATGAAGAGTATTATGGTTGTGAGTATATGGATTATATTAAACAAGATATGATATTCACACCAATAGAAGGTACAAATTCAAGCTCACTTGATTTTGAAACTAAATGGGAGAATTTAGATGAGTACATTAACAAATACCCAGGTGTAAAATATAGAGTGATTAGAGAAAATAAGGGAGTTGATTTTACAGAAAAAGATAGATTGGCTATGTATATGGCTCAATATAGACAACGTAAATGTAGAAATTTAATTTTTGAAATATTAAAACGTAAATCCATCTATTGGTGGGACTAAAACTAAATAGTTATGATAACAGTTTTTATTGTCATGTTTGTATTTGTAGCTATACTTTCATACGCATGGGTGAAAGGAATTAGTAACATGAAAGAAAATCACCCAGATTATAAAGGAGAAGAATTTCTCAATTGGGATAGAAAAAATGATGATTGGGATAAAACCCATACTGAAGATGAAATTTGACCTTAACTTTTAATCTATATTTACAATATGGAACTAAAACCAGTATACCCAAAAGACGATCCTGAGTATAGAAAACAAGTACTAGAGGAGTTTTATAAGAAAGTTAGGAATACAAGATGGGATGACATTGATGAAGATGCTCCTAGAAAACCAAGAGGTAGAAAACCTAAAGTAGTTGAGAGACCAGTTTCAAAAGCTAGAACTAAGGGGGAACAAGAAGCAGCTAATAAATTTTTTAACTATAATAAATAAAATATGAGTTACATAAGCGTTGACGTTGATATTAATGACGTATTATGGTCAATGGGAGACCGTGATAAACAAAAACTAGTAGATGAACTTTATGATGAAGGATTTACTCCAGAAGAATTAAAGAAAAAATTAGATCCACCTACACATGCTGCTGAAAGTATATTTAATGAAGCTCTAGATAAAATAAAAGGAAAATGGAATATGTTAACAGAAGAAGAAGAAACAATAATTATTAATATATCAAAACGTTTTTAACATGATACAATTTTTTATTAAGCATTCTAAGGAACTAACTATAGCTGGAGCATTGTCAGTATTAACAATTTGCTATTTCCAGCAACGTGAGTTAACTAAATTAAGAATTGAGACACAAACTCAAACTCAAATTATTGACTCATTAAATGATGAAAATTTTATTAATAGAATTGATTTAGGTAGATATGAATTAACTTTAGATCATTTAAAAGAAGTTAATCCTAAAATAGGAAAAGAAATGGAAGAGTGGATGTCACACGAAACCGAATAAAATGAAAAAAATATTATTAGTATTATTACTATCAATTAGTAATATTTCATTTAGTCAAAAAGTAGTTACATTAGATGAATTTATTATAGAATGGAAAGGTGTTCCTTATCGTTTAGGTGGTCATTCAAAAACAGGTATTGATTGTTCTCAATTCACTAAACGTTTATATAAAGATGTTTATAATAAACAATTAGAGAATGTAGCTTGGAGACAATGGAACCAAACAAAACGAGTGTCTAAAGCTAATCTAGAAGTGGGTGATATAGTATTTTTTAATAGTAATGTTTCACCATCAGGATGGCATTGTGGAATTTATATTGGTAATAATAAATTTGTTCATTCATCTAATAGAAGAGAAGGAGTAAAGATAAGTGATTTAAGTGAATATCCTTATAATAGAAGTTATAAAGGTGCTGGAAGACTTTAATATATTTAAAATAAAAAGGTTATGAATATACATTATGATATTAACTCTGAGACAGGGTTAATGAGATTAAAATTTAAAAATAATATTATTGATTCATTAGGCGACAGTAAGATTGTATTTGAAAAATATATTCTTCCTATGTTAGCAATGAATGATAAATTTGTATTAACAGGTAGTTTATCTCTTAAATTGTTAGGTTTTGAACCTATGGATAAAGTAGGTGATTTTGACTTTGGTTTATTAGATGCATTCACTGAAGAAGATTATAATGCTTTAAAGAATTTCTTTAACTTACATGACACAGCTCATGGATATGGTCGTGAAGCGTTTCCTCAAGAAATTACTCCTAAACCACAATTTTATCCTAAAGCCCATATGTGGCAATTCTCTAAAACATTTGGTGAGGGTGTAGAAGACAATCCTGAGTTAGCAAGAGAAATTTATTTTAAAATGGATATCTTTAATGATGAAATAATTCGTAAAAAAGATATTATCACAGTTTATTATGATGAATTTCCAGTTAGATTAGTTCATCCAAGTATTACTTTAAGTTATAGAATGAGATATGCTTTAGATGTTAGATCAAGTACAACATTTAAATATTGGGAAAAAATGAAAGCATTTATGGATAATGCTAAATCATATTATAATCAAATTAGAGCAATAGGTAAAATGCAAGCTCGTGTTCATGAACATAATGCTAATATTGAAGGTGATAAAGGCAAAATAGCGTATCTTAAAAATTTAATTAATACAAGAGAAGCGAACGCTGAAAGTTTTTTTGAAAAAGTATTTAATGAAACACTTGATCCATTTACTTTAATATTAGAAAAAGAAACAGAAGAATTTACTAAACAACGAAATGCAAATGCAAAATAAAGTAGAATTATTAGGTTATTATGGCTCAGATTTAGTTCATGCTCAATCAGCTTGGACATCAACATCAAGAGATATAACTGATGAAAAGAAAGCTCGAGTAGGTAAACTACTTAAAATGTTAGCAAGTGAAGGACATCATACTCCATTTGAAAAATCATCATTACATTTTCTAGTAACAGTAGATCAAGCAACACACATTCATCTAATTAAACATCGTATTGGTGTTTCAGTTAATGGGGAAAGTGCTAGATATAAAGAGCTAAAAGAAGATAAATACTATGTTCCTAAAGACTGGTATGAAGATATAACAACAAATAAATGGTATCATAGATTACAAACATGGACTGAGGAGTCTAATAAAATGTATCATGATTGCTTAGAAGATCTAACACCAATACTAGGTCGTAAACGAGCTAAAGAATCAGCTCGCTTCTTTAAAACATTCAACTCCCAAATCACAATGGATGTAATGTTTAACTGGCGTTCATTTTATCACTTCCAACAACTAAGAAATAGTGAACATGCTCAAGTAGAAGTAAGACAATTAGCTCAAGATATGCTTGATCTAGTTAAACAAATTGAAGGTAATCCATTTAAAGAAACAATTGAAGCATTTGGTTTATGAGACAAATACTATTAGTATTAGCAACATGTTTATTAACATCATGTTGGACAGCTCACCCATTAAGATGTCATAAAACAACTTCACTCAAAGTTGAAGTGATTTGTGTAGCACCAGGTGAAAATGATATGTGTATCTATTCACTTAAAGGAATTAAAGGCAGTGGATTAAAAGGACGATTCTATATAATTGATAGTAATAACAAATATGTATTGGGAACACGATTTAAATTATTGTTATTAAAAACTGAATAGTTATGAAATATTAAATATTTATAATAAAAACATAAAGTATGGCTAACAAAATATATATATCTTTTCTCACTGGTAAAGATCCAGTATCAGGAACTGTTACACTTAATTTACAAGCTAAAGACAATAAAGATATTGTACTTGACTCTACAGACATTTTATTTAAACAACCATTATCTGAGCATAGAATATCTGAATCATCATGGGTTGGACAAATATCAGCAGATGGATTAATAAAAAATAATAAATATATTGAATTTGTTAAAATTTATAATGAAAAAACAAAATTATTTTTAAATATAATAATATATACAAACAAAACTGAAAATTATAAATCAACTATTATTTCACAACCTGTAGAAATTAAATGGGATGAACGTTTAGAGGGATTTAATTTTCAAGATATAGATATAGATAAAAATTTTGAACTTCCATCATTAAATTATGATACTGAGACTATAAGCAAATTAAAATCTTCTTTTAAAGATCTTGAAGCTCAATATTTAGTGGCAAAAGCCCAATACGAAACTGAAGTTAAAGACGCGGGGTTAATAGTATTTGAACAAAATGAATCATATGAACCTTCTAATGGTACTTATATTATAACCAGAATGTTAGAATTTCAATTAGGTACTTTAGTACCTGCACTTCGTCATTTTAAAAAAACTCAAAATAATCCAGCATTACAATGTGTCCAAACAATGGATAGAAGTATAACTAATCTGGTCAAGTTATTTCCAGATATTAAAATTGATGATGGTGAAGGAATGCCTTACCAATAAATAAAATTTATGAAAAAATTATTATTCGCTTTATTGTTAACACCAGTTTTAGCGACAGCACAATTAAGAGATTCAGTTAAAATAAACGCTGGGATTTATGAAGCTATTTATAGTGAAAAATTAGAAAGTCCATTATTAGTTAAATATACTGTATTATGTCCTAATGGAACAGCGTCTAGAGCAGGTATGGATTTTTATACTAACGACTCAGTTAAGACATCCAGTAATGAAGACTATATTAAAAATGAGTGGGACAAAGGACATATGGCCCCAGCGGCTGATTTTAATTGTGATAAAGAGATGTTATATAAAACATTTAGTTATTTAAACTGCGCTTTACAAAACCAATATTTGAATAGGGGAGTGTGGCGTATGCTTGAGTTACAAGAACGAGAATACGCTAAAAAAGAACCGACCACAGTTATTATAAAAGTTGTATTTAGTAAAACTAGTTATAAACTACCAACTGGAGCAACTGTACCAGATGGTTTCTTTAAAATTATACAATTAGAAAAATCAGGTAAAACAATTAAGTTTTATTTCCCAAACATAACTCCAACTAAAGAAAAATATACAGACTACGAGATTAAATGACCCAAATAGATTACTTATATTTAAGTTATGAAAACATTAGTATTAGGTGACACACATGGTCGTTCATTTTGGAAATTAGCTATTAATATAGAAAATCCAGACAGGATTATTTTTATTGGAGATTATTTTGATTCATTTGATATTAAAGGAGAAGAACAAATAAACAATTTCCTTGATATAATTGAATACAAAAAATCAAGTAGTAAGGAAGTTATCATGTTGATTGGTAATCATGATTATCACTACATGAGAGGAATTACAGAAGATTACTCAGGTTATAAAGCACATCTAAGACCACAAATTGAATTTTTATTAGAAGAAAATAAACAACATCTTCAGATGGCTTACCAAATGGATGAATTTTTATTTAGCCACGCTGGTGTGAGTAGTAAATTTATGGATTCTGTATTTGGAAAGGATGGATGGAAAGTAGAAAATATAGTTGATTTATTAAATGAACAATTTAAATATAAACCATTAACATTTGGTTTTGGATTAGCAGTTGATATAAATAAAGCATTTTATTTAGATCCATATGGTGATAATGAAGAACAGTCTCCAATTTGGATTAGACCTCGTTCATTAATGTCAGCTAATAGAAATACATTACGTGAAAAAGTAATTCAAATAGTAGGACACACTGAAGTAAAAAAACTTGATTTAGTAGGTGCTGAAAAATCAGCTGGTGGAAGATACTATTTAATTGATTGTTTAGGAACAAGTGGTGAATATATGATTATTGAAAATGGTTTTATAAATAAAGGTTCTATTAGATAATGGCTAAGAAAAAGAAAAAAGAAGAAAAACGAGATTGGTTCATTGTTATGAACTCACAATTAGAATATTTTTGTGGGATGGCTTATGGTGGTCAATTAGTATGGTGTAGTGATTATAATGAAGCAAAACCTTTGGACCACCCAAATAAATTTAATACCTTAAAATATCTCTGTTATAACGAGGAATTAATAATGGATTATATAAAATAAATTATGAGCAAACAACATACATTATGGGTTGAAAAATTTAGACCCGATACATTAGAAGGTTATTTAGGTAATGAAGAGTTTATTAATGGTCTACAAGAGTGGATTAATAAAAATGATTTTCCTAACTTATTACTTCATGGACCAGCTGGTACAGGTAAAACAACTGCTGCTAAATTAGTAGTTAAAAATATTAATTGTGATTTTATATATTTGAATTGTTCTGATGAGAATGGTATTGATACTATTAGAGATAAAGTAAAACAGTTTGCATCAGGCGCTACATTTAAACCACTTAAAGTTGTTATATTAGATGAAGCTGATTTCTTAACTATAAACGCTCAAGCAGCACTTAGGAATGTTATTGAATCATTTAGTTTAACTACTAGATTTATATTCACTTGTAATTTTGCAGAACGTATTATTGATCCATTGCAATCAAGATTAACATCATTTCATTTAGTTACTCCAGAACCAAAACAAATAGCTAAACATTTAAAAGGTATATTGGAACAGGAACAAATAGAGTTTGATGTTAATGATCTAGTTAATGTTGTTAAAAAAACATATCCTGATATTAGACGAGCATTAAATGTGCTTCAAAGCAGTATTGTTAAAGATAAGTTAGTTCTTAAAAACGTTTCTGATAGTAATTATATTGAACAAATCATTACTGAAGTTAAATCTAAAAAGAAAACAGCATTTAATAATATTAGACAGATTATAGCTGACAATAATATAAATGACTTCACTGGTGTATATAAAGAATTACATAATGCTTATTCAACACCTGAAGCAACTATAGTGATAGAAGAATATTTATTTCATTCAACTACTATTCCAGATAAAGAAATTTGTTTTATGGGATGTGTAGCTAAACTTTTAAACATATAATATGAACCAAGAACAACCGAGACTAAACATCTCATTAGACAAAACAGCAGAAATCACATGTGATGAATGTGGTCATAATGTATTCCAAGAAGGATTAATGCTTAGAAAAGCAAGTAAATTTTTAACAGGTACACCACAAGATGCTCTTATTCCATTACCAGTATTTAGTTGTTCTAAATGTGGTCATGTTAATACAGAGTTTTTACCTGAACCGCTTAAACCAACTGTATAGTGACTTTATTTGATTGGTTAAATGAAATAACATATAGTAAGCGTCCATGGGATAGCTTTACTGATGAAGATAAAAATGAGTTTAATCTATATATGATTAATCGTTTCATCAGTATGGAACCTGCTTATATTGATGTTGTTAATTTAATTCAACGATACCCTAACTGTTCAAACAAATGGGTTTATAAATTCTATTGTGATATGTTGCCTAAAAAGAAATCATTCTTTAGGTATATTAAATCTAAAATTAAATGGGAGAAAGAAACAGTAAATAAAGTAGCTGATTATTATAAATGTAGTACTAGAGAAGCTAAGGAATATATTAGTATACTTAGAGACGATCAATTAGAAGATATACTTAACGTGGGGACGTCAAGTACAAATAAAAAAAGGAGAAACAAAAAATGAGTACATTTATCTTAGGCGTTTCAGCTACTATAGTGGTTGGGATGTTTGTTTGGTTCACAATTGATACTATTAAACAGTTAAAAAGGATCAAGCAATTAGAAACACAAAAAGATGCTCTATGGAGCGAAATTGAAAACCGTTGCAATTCAATTGAACGTATGTTGGATCAGATGATTCGAGACGTGAACAATCGTGTAGATGATAATTACAGCTACACTGATTCACGACTAGATAAAATGGCCAATATGATTGAACGTGACTATGTTACAAAGAAAAACAAATTAGACAATTCAATAGATTATAACAATTAATAATTAACTTGGCGTCCCCCATTAAGTTACTTATATTTAAATTATAAAATTATTCATATGGGATCATTAACATCAATGTGTCGCGATTTAGAAGATGATAAAAAAGGTTTATCACGATGTGCTGAAGAAGTACCTAAACATAGTTACATAGCAGAAGATAAAACAGATGATAAAATAACTGAAGCAGTTATATCTGATTTACGTTCACGTAGTAAAGTAGGTATTAAAAAATATAATACAACTTTAGATAAGAATAATAAAGATGATTATATGAATCATTTGTATCAAGAATTACTTGATGCTGCTCAATATGCTAAAAAGGAAATGTCGTTTGTTCCTATGATAAAACAAATGATTAAAGATTATTCTAATGACATGGAATTAGGTAAAAAAATTAGGGAGACATTTAATGGCTAAGCAAAAACTAACTGAGATAGAGTTAAAAATAAAAACACATCAACTAAAAGAAGTTGATTATAGATACCAAAGTACAGTATCTTACTCTCAGTACTCAATATGGCGTAAATGTCCTCATCAATGGTATTTAAACTATTTTAAAGGTTTAGCTACATATTCACAATCCATTCATACTATATTTGGAACTTCAATTCATGAAGCGCTTCAACATTATTTAAAAGTAATGTATGCTGAAAGTGGAGCAGCGGCTGATAGAGAAGATATAATCACTATATTTAAAGATAAGTTTAGAACATTATACAAAGAAGAATTTGAACGAACTAAACAACATTTCTCATCACCAGATGAAATGAAGGAGTTTCATGATGATGGAGTTACTATATTAGAGTATTTTAAAAAACATCGTTCAGCATTTTTCTCAACTCGTAATGTAGTATTATTAGGTATTGAAATGCCTTTAATGGTTGGGTTATCTAAAAATTTATTCTTAAAAGGTTATATTGACTTTGTTTTATATGATAAGGATTTAGATAAAGTTTATATCTATGATATTAAAACAAGTAGACAAGGATGGGGTGATAAGGATAAAAAGGATAGTATTAAAATATCTCAATTATTGCTTTATAAAGAATACTTCTCTAAACAATATAATATTGATGTTGATAAAATTGAAGTTGAGTTCTTTATTGTTAAGCGCAAGATATGGGACAATCCAGAATTTGTTATACCTCGTATCCAATCATTTAAACCAGCAGCAGGTAAAATTAAAAGAAAACAAGCAGCTGAGGCATTTAGTGCTTTCTTAAATGAATGTTTTAATACTGAGGGCAAAATGGTAGATAAAGAATATTCTAAAATAGTAGGTAAATCATCTTGTACTTACTGTCCATTCAATAATGATAAAACACTTTGCGATAAAAATGTCGCTTTATAACCTCCGTATATATTTATATATATAAAATATATTATTATGGGAGACAACAAATTAACAAGTGTAAAAGTAAAAGATGACTTGTTTGAAGAATTTAAAGTGTTATGTGTTAGAACAAAGTTCTCACTTCAAAAATTAGTAGATAGAAGTATTCATATGTACTTAACAGATGAAGATTATAGAAAAACAATACACAATCATACAAATCTATCAATATCAGGTAGTCAAAGCTAAAAAAATTAATTAAAAACTGTTATGAAAGAAGGTTACATTCCAAAGGAACAAAGAAAGAAAATTCTATTATTATGTGATGATATTAGATTTACATCTGGTATTGCTACAATGGCAAGAGAGATAGTAGTAGGTACATCACATAGATTTAATTGGGTGAATTTAGGAGGCGCTATTAACCACCCAGAACAAGGACAACGCCTCGATATTAGTCAAGACACAAACACACATAATGGTATAACAGATGCTAGTGTGTTTCTTTATCCTGTAAATGGATATGGTGACGCTCAAGTAGTTAGACATCTAATTGATGTTGAAAAACCAGACGCGATTATGTTCTTCACTGATCCAAGATATTGGACTTGGTTATTTCAAATTGAAAATGAGATCAGAAGAAAAATACCTATGATTTATTTAAACATATGGGATGATTATCCAGTTCCAATGTATAATGAACCATATTATGAATCATGTGATGGGTTAATGGCTATATCAAAACAAACACTTAATATCAATAAAATAGCTTTAGCTGATAAAATTGAAAATAAAATATTAAGTTATGTACCACATGGTATTAATGAGAATATGTTCTTCCCGATTGATAAAAATGATCCTAAATTAATTGAAGCTAAAAAAGTAATATTCAAGGATAAAGAATATGACTTTGTATTAATGTTCAACTCAAGAAATATTAGACGTAAATCAATTCCAGATACATTAGCTGCGTTTAAATTATTCTTAGATAAATTACCTAAGGAAAAAGCAGATAAATGTGCTATGTTATTACATACTCAACCTGTTGATGAACATGGAACCGATTTATATGCTGTACGTGATATGCTGTTTAATGAAGAACAATGTTCTCAAATTTATTTCTCAGATCAACGATTATCATCACCTGAAATTAACTTATTATATAATTTAGCTGACGCTGGTATATTATTAAGTTCTAATGAAGGATGGGGATTATCATTAACTGAAGCTATGATGTGCGGTAAAATGATTATCGCTAATGTAACAGG